TGGAGTATATCTTATCAGCAGATTTGCGAGAAGTAGGTTCATCTACAAATCGCCAATGAGCACAAATGTCGTCTGTATAAGGGCGTACCAATAGAACCCCTTGTTCTCCCCTTCCAATACGATAAAGTTTGCGAGTCTCTGCATCTGTGAAGTCAAGTGACTTGTAATCAAGTTCATAATCAAATTCCTTCATCTTGAAGAGCATCCATAGTGTATTGGTGACCAGATTCTACTACCTGATCGTGGAGATTAGCAATGTCCTGTAATCCTTCTACAGAATACCATGGAGCACTTGCCCAGTCAAATCCTTCACCAAAGGTGTTGTCAGCATTGACAATATACCAGTGACAAGAACTGTCAGGAACATCTACAGCACAATGTGACCAGTCATCAGACCATTGTGGCACTTGAACCCATAACAATGCAGCAAAGAGAACGTTAAGAAGTGGCAGCATTTTTTAGTGTGGTGATGAGGTGCATGTTACCATGAAAATATCCAGCAACAATAACACTAAGTGTTGCTGCTATCACTCCCAGAAGCATCAACGTAGGGATAAGATATGATGAATTTTTCTTCTCGCTTTCCGTTAGAGTGGACGATTGTTGAGCGTTTCCATGTTCCATTGACTAAGTTACAAATGTTGTTCAGTTGCATGTGGATCGTAATGTCCTTTTCTTGCTGATTCATACCGATTTCATGAGAACTTCCTGTTGTTTAAGGTATAGTTTCATATAACATTTACACATCTCTCTTAACTCTTCAATGTCCAACTTATCAAGTTCGCGAGACATCTTCTCATAAGAAAATTGTCTGCTCGTTGTTTCCAAGATGATTTCGTTTGAGTCCATAGAAGTAACTACTCTTCACTAATAGTTATGTCAATGCCATCTCTTAGTTTTGAGATACTGAAGAACATCCTCACGAACATCCATCAACTCATGATAGCATTTTTGATTGTGAGCACAAGATCTGAGTGCAGGATCAGGTTCAATCACAGACTCAATGAAAATGTCTAGACCGCGATTCCATTTGTCTTTTTTAGATTCACCATCGGGAATAGTGTTTTGATCCTTCATCGTTTCCTCTTAAGATTCTTTTCTATGTATGAAATAGCAGATGGATAGTTCCGTGATGTGTGAACTATTGATCCGTTGTTGATGATGGCAAACTTTTTAGAACCTGCAATAGGAACTGCTGCCCACATACCATCTTTGGTAATAAATCCCTCGGGATATCCACACTTATCATCCAAAATTGTTGTATTGGGAAAAGTGTAGAACTTTCTGTAATCTTTTGATGATGACATTAGAACACAGCTGTGACGCTCACAACTTTAGCATTAGGATTGCGTGCTAGTGCGACTGCTTTTGCCTCTTGATAGTCCCGTGCGATGACAATCTCATCAAACACAGTGCCAGCAACATAGAGTTGAACTTTGCACTTCATGAGGTTCTCCCTTGGTTACCTATGTATTATAACAGAGTGGAGCAGGGTTTCTGCTCCTGGTGGACAGTTATTTAATTGGTTTTTTGATGTTCGATGATTACTCTCATGCCTTGATGACCTTGTTCGTCAATAAAAGGAACAAATTGTGGTTTCATAGAGTCTTTCCATGTAATTTCCAGCTCCATTTCTTTCTGTGCGACTACATAATTTCCTTTTGATTTGTCTTTGCCAAATCCAGCAGTCCATGATTTTTTCTTGATGCGAAGAACAGAGTGATGTGCCATAATGATTCAACGACGAATGACAGAGATTGCAGGTTCACCCTGCTCAAATACAGTGTCAACCACTGCCTGAACGCTCCGTGCTGTGCTGATGCCCACCTTGTCAAAGACAGGGACACAGACCAGTCCGAAGGTCTTCTCAGCACCACCCAGGCGGATCACACGACCGATTGACTGACTGATACCAATGTAGTCCATGTTCCGCATGAACAGAACTGCTTCAAGACCCTTGACATTGATACCTTCAGACAGAATGGAGTGGTGCATAATCACGAAACGAGTATTATCCTGTCCCCACTGATTGAGAGTCTTGAAGAACTGCTCACGGGAAACTTTCTTACCGTTGATGATAGCACCAGTCTTAGATGTAATATACATCCAGTTGTAACCACGCTCTTCCAACTCTTTGCAGAAGTCAGACTGAGAAACAAGACGGACAATCTGCTTCGTAGAACGTGCAGCAACCAGGATTTTGTTCAGGGAGTTAGCAT